AAGCTCTGTTTATGTTCGGTACTTGGGGATGGTCAGCAGGTGCCATAACCCTTTTTCGCTGAGCTGGCCTGATTACGGAGGAAGGGGAATCACTGTTTGCGAGCGATGGCTTGCTGGGTTTGAGTATTTCCTTGAAGACATGGGCGCTCCCCCTACCGCCGATCATCAGCTCGACCGGCGCGATAACAGCGCTGGGTATTCACCCGAGAACTGTCAATGGGTGACGCCAGCGCAAAACTGCCGAAACCGTCGAAACACAATAGCTGTCGAAACAAGCAAGGGTAGCTTTTTGCTGGTCGAAGCGTGCGAGCTTTTAGACATTAGCTATCAACACGCCTGGCGACTTCATCGTTCGGGCTTGCTTGCTGAGCGCTTTGAGCGAGCGCTGGGGGTCGCGGCGTGAGCGTTGAGATTTCCATGGCTCACCTGCGCAGGGCCAAGGCCCTAGCTTTGGGCGTTACCAAGGTCGAGCTGGAAGTCCCGTCACTGACGCGGATGGCCCGCTCAGACTTTGGGGCTTTCTGCGAACTGCTTGGCAAGCCAAACGCCGAGCATCACAAGCGCTGGGTCGAGGAGTTTGTCACCAGAACAGACTCCACGCAGCTCTTGCAATGCGCTGGCCCCAATACGGCTGTGCTCGCGCCGCGGGGATCCGCCAAGTCAACCGTGCTGGGCATGCTTTGCGCGTGGCTGATCGGCACTCACGCGCAGGCGGGGAAGATGCTGCAGATGCTGTACCTAGGGTACAGCCTTGATATTGCCAGATCTCGGAGCCATACAATCAAGACAATTATTGGTGGACGCAATTATCAAGAGGTGTTCCCGATGGTCAGACTGTCCAAGGCGCGTCAGTCTGACGAGCTATGGAGCATCGACTACGAGTTCGCCGGCGTCGACGTTGCGGCGGCAGACCCTTATTCAGTGGTAGCACAAGGGCTTTCGGGCTCAATTACTAGCCGTCGCTCGCAACTTATCGTACTTGATGACGTCGTCAAAAGCTCGGAATCGATCCAAAATCCTGAGATCCGTCGCAAGCTGATTACGAACTGGACTGAGGTTGTGCAGCCTACCCTGCTGGAGGGCGGGCGCTGCATCGCCCTCGGCACCCGCTTTTCTACTGTTGATATTTTTGGAACGACATTCAACGAAAAGAATGGCTGGAGGGTGGTCACCCAGCAGGCCATCGAAACTGACGAGAACGGCCTTGAGAGAAGCTATTGGCCCGGCTTCTACACACTGGAGCATTTGCGCAAGCTGCGCTCCGAGGATTTACTGAGCTTCGCTTTTCAATTCCAGAACCAGCCAGTCTCAAGATCTGAGATTGACTTTCCGGCTGACTGGCTCAAGCTCGGCGATCTCACCAGCGAATACGACGGCCTCTGCGTCGGCATTGACCTGAGCTCAGGCTTGAAGGAAAGGAATGACTGGACCGTGATGACCCTTGCCGGCATCAGCGGCGACAAGATTGAGATCATCGACTTCCGCCGCCTGCGCTCCATGGGCAACCTGGAGAAGATCGATGCCCTCTGCGAGCTCCTCGCGGACTGGGGCCTGCTGGTCGAAGGCGAGGAGAAGCCCGACGGCACCATCGACTGGTTCCCCACCGACGTGCCGGTCACGATCAACATCGAGGCGATCAGCTACCAGCAGTCCCTCCAGGCCGACGCCAAAGAGATCCTGCACGACAAGCGCAGCCTCCACAACCTCGTGCTCAAGGCCGTCACCGGCTACCGCGGCGACAAGCTCTCCCGCTTCCGCGGCGCCCTCGGCCTGTTCCAGACCGGGCGCATCCTCTGGAACCGCTGGATCAACTGGGACAACGGTTACTGGCCGGAGTTTCTCAACTACGGGTCGACCGACCACGACGACTGCCCTGACTCGTTTCTGCTGGCGATCAAGGGCCTGGTGGGCCCCGGTCGGCTCCAGCCCGCCTGGGGCCAGTGGCGCGACGACTGAGCCCCATACCCTCGGGTTGATCGACCCCGCCGATGTCCCTCGACCAACAGCGTTTTCAGCAGATCCTCGAGGCAGCGCGCTCGCGGACATCCAGCGAAGGCGTGGACACGCTGGTGGTCGCCTCGCATCTTGCACAGCTAAGGCTTTTCGGCATCAGGCAGGGGATCGAGTTCTTTGCCACGCAGGACACCTTCGCGCAGCGCCGCGAGTTCCTGCGCCGCGTCGTCGAATACAACGAGCTCCCCGGGCGATTGGAGGCTATCTTCGATAGCCTGATGATTGACGGCCGCGGCCTGCTGTATTTCAGACCCAGCAAGGATCTCTATCGGATCCACTACTTCAATCAAGACCAGTTTAGATCTTATTACGATGAGGAAGGCGCGCTGGAGGAGGTGCAGATCATCTACTCCTTCCGCGTCCGTCCGCCCCGCGGCTTCGGATCTTCCCTCGGTTCAGATCAGCTTGATGGCGCCGCACGCTACATGGGTGGCGGTTCCAACAGCGAACTGCGCTGGCTGCGGATGCGGGTCTTCGCCGATCGCATCGAGCAAACGATCACCAATCAGAAGCCGGACTTCAGCGCTGAAGCGGTGCTGGGCGGGCAGGTCAGCACGCTGCTCAACACCCTGGGCTTCATCCCCGCGGTCGAGGTCTTCAACAACCGCGGTCTGCAGGCCGGCTCCGGCCACGGCGAGTTCGACTGGCTGGCCAGCCACATCTTGCAGCACGACAAGATGGTCAAGTCGATCAAGTCGAACCTGAACTTCTTCGGCAACCCCACCCTGGTCTCCAGCCGGCCGAAGCACGATCTGCTCGAGCCCGATGGCGACTCTGGCGGCAAGGCGACGATCAGCTCCAACAGCGGCTTCATCGGCCTCAACCGTGCCGCCACACGCTCCTCTGATCCGGCGAACAGCGGCTTCGGCGGTGGGATGCGGGTGCCGCGGATCATCGCCAACGTCGAGGCGGCTGATCGGGTGGGCTACATCACGCCCGACAGCGTCGGCGGCGATCTGACGGCCTACAGCCAGGCGTACCAGGAGATGATCCGCGCGGCCCTGGGCGGTGTGGATGATCTCTCGATCAACAGCGGCGCCACGGCCTACGAGGTCCGCACCCTCTACGGCCGGGTAGCGGCGACGGCAAAGAAGAAGTGCCGGGACCTGTTCGAGTACGGCTTCTGCAGGCTGTTCTCGCTGATGGTGACGCACGAGGAGACGTTGTTCCGCGAGTCCCTCGGCCAGGCGCTGGGGATCCAGAAGCCCGAACCGCCGTTGGCGGAAGCGATGGCCCTGCCGCCTGAGGAGTTCCAGGCCCTGGAGCAGCAGTACCAGGCGGCGACAAGCGCCTGGCGACAGCAGGTCGGCGAGGCCGTGGCCCACATCAAGGAGACAGGGGAGGTGCCGCCCCAGGTGGTGGGGCTGATCCCCGATGGATCGGCCTCCATATCCTGGAGGTGGATGGGGGAAATCTTCGAGGATTCGCCTCAGGAAATCCTGCAGAACTCCATTGTCTGCAGGAACCTTCAGGAGCTGGGCGTATCGAGTATCGAGGCGCTTCAGTTCCTGTTCCCTCAAAAAACCCCGGAAGAACGCTCAGCAATGCTCAGCGGTTTTCCCTTCCGGGTTGTAGAGAGCACGGCAAGACAGGCTGGGATCTTCATGGACATGCTGCGAGGCATGTTCCAGGTGCCCCACCCCCAGGAGCCGGATCTCCCGCTTGCGGCGGATCCCAACCTTGATCTTGTTCCCTATATCTACAAAACCCTCGCCTTCCTGAGGCAAGAACTCAGTTACTCCGGCAAGTACCAAGATGTCGATCCCGCAAGCCTCCCCCCAACCCTCTCAGACGCCGATCGCCTACGCGCCAGCCGAGGCGAGCCAACCGAGCTGGAACAGCAGCGTGCTGCCCGCCGGCGCGATGCCTTCGGCTCCTATCTCACCGATGCCTGGGCAGCCGGTGGCGGCACCTACACCGGGCAACTGGGATTCGGGGCAAGCTCAGTGGCAGCAGGCCTTCAGTCAGCTGGTCGGCGCCCAGACTCCAGCGCAGGCCTACCAGGGGTGGGCGGCACCCTCAATTTCGACCCCCAGCGGCCTGACGCAGGGGCAGGCGGCCAACTGGGTCCAGGCCCAACAGGCGGTATCGGCGCCCCAGACCTACTCGCCGCAACCAACTTCGGGCTTGTCGGCGGCGGACGTCCAGTACCTGGCGGCCCAGGCGGCCAACCAGACGCTGCAGCAGCAGGCGATCAGCCAGCAGCAGGCGCAGGCAATGGCCGCGCAGCAGGCCGCGGCAAGCGCCCAGCGCGGTGACTCCTACCTCGACAACATCTCCAACGAGTCCCTCGAGGTCCTGAGCCACTTCGGCCCTGAAGCGCCGGTCAAGCTCAACACCTACTCCTGCCAGGTGGAGGATGCCCTGCTGCAGTCCCTCGCCCATCAGCAGCAGCAGGCCGCGGCACTCGGGCAGCAGCACGAGTACATCGAGCGGGTGCAGGAAGTGCTGGCGGCGGCGACAGCTGACCGCGAGTCGATGCTGACGGTGCTGACCAACCCCGATGTGCTGAGCGACTACGTCAAGAACTTCTTCTCTGCTGACGGTCCCTACCCCGTGCAGACTCCCGCCGAGCAGGCCCAGCAGGCCCTCGCCGAAGGGATGATCAGCCAGGACGGTCCGCTGATGCCCTCCGCCGGCAACCCCCGGATGGACGCCATGGCGCAGGAAGCTCCTCAGCAGTTCCAGCGGCCCCAGATGCCGATGCCCCAGCCCGGTGCATCGCCCCGCATGGCCGGCAACGGCAATGTCTGGGGTGCCTTCTCCCAGGCCATGGATGTCGCCCCCCAGGACGCCTGGAAGGTGCTGGCCCAGGCCGATCCCGAGGCGATCCGTTCCAAGCTGCTGTTCATGGAGGGCTGATCGATGGCACGGCCTGCCGCCAAACCCGCTGGGACCGCCGAGCGGGCGCCCCACGCCGCCCGCGCCCTGCTGGAGCAGTACGGCGTGGGGAGGGACACCCTGGCTGATCGCTGGCTCGGCAGCGCCGCCTACGGCGATCGCGCTGTCACCGTTCCGTCTCCAGACGGAAAGGCGGAGCACATGGCCTGGGCCACGAAAAACGCCAGCGTGGAGGACGTGGCCCGGGGTCTGCTGATGCGTTCTGGCATCAAGAATCCCAGTCCTCAGCAGCTGGAAGAGCAGCTTGGGGTCCTCCGCGCCGCCGGCGGCTCGGCCTATCCCGATGACGCCGCGCTGCTGGGCCAGATGCAGCGCCAGCAGAAGCTCGCCTCCCAGGGCAAGTACCAGCGGATGGAGGCGATCGAGGCCTTCATCGACAAGGCCAAGGCGGACGAGAAGTTCCGCGCTGAGGTGTCGCCGATGATGGGCTTCACTCCGGCGCCGGAACCGGCACCGCCCGGCAAGCCGGCTGCTCCGGTCGTGATGGAAGCCGTCGCCAGCCAGGAGGACGCGGCCCTTGCGGGCGCTCCTGCCGCGCCGGCGCCGATCAATCCCGAGGTCGACAACTGGTGGACCGCCTCGCAGCCCGAGCTGAAGGACGTCCCAGTCCTTGGCGGCATGCCCCGCTGGGGTCTGGCGGCCCTTGGCGTCGGCTCTGCCGCCAGTGCCGGCCTGGCCTACCACCTGATGGCCAAGGGCCAGCAACAGAGCGATCCAGTGGCCTACGCCGCCGCTGTGCAGTCCATGAACGCCTACTGAGGTCTGACATGCCCCTCCGTTTCGCAGCGCCTGGCGGTCTCCGGCCAGGCCACAAACCCGTTGAAGTGCCACCGCCCTCGGGCGCGATGGTCTCGCCGATGGCCAATGAAGGCCCCGGCCTGGCCCAGACCCTTGGCGACAACCTGCACCTGCAGGGGACGCCATCGCGGCCTGGCGCCTCCGCCCAGGTGCAGCCGCTGGCACGGCCCGTGGATCCGAATGATCTTGAGGCCGCAGGCTCCGTCGCCGATCCCTACAAGCTCGGCGCGATGGCCACCCGCGCCGAGGTTCGCACCCAGGCCCTGGACAGCCCCCAGCAGATGATGCAGCGGCAGGAGCAGATGAGCTCCAACCGCAGCCAGCAGCAGTTCGTCACTGAAATCCACGGCGCCCAGTCGATGGTGGACGCGGTGGCGCAGCCGCAGCTGGCGCAGCAGATGCTGGGGCAGCAGCGACTGATGAACCAGCAGGTGGCCCAGGCGGGCGGCCGTGACGGCACCAGCGACTTCGCCAACGCCCAGGCCGTGGACTTCTCCGCCCGCTACCGGCAGGGGGTGATGGACCAGCGGCAGTTGGCGGCGCTGGACAACCTGGCGTCGCGGATGGCCAGCGGCGGTTCCACCTTCGCGATCGGAGGCTGAGTCATGTCACGTCAGGTGAATCGCCACCAGTTCGTCTACCCCGAGGGTGTCAACAACTCGGAGCCGCGCCTCGGCTACCGAAACATGGACGATCCGGCGACCAGGGCCAAGGTGGAGGCGATGGTGCATCCCGCCGCCCGCGGCCTGATGACCGGCAACCCCGGCGTTGCGCCGCCGCCCCAGGAGCACCTGCTGATGATGGGCAACCCCGGTGTGGCACCGCCGCCTCGGGAGCACCTGCTGATGATAGGCAACCCCGGTGCGCAGCCACCCGCTGATTATCGGCAGTTCGTCGATGCCGATGACATCGACGCCAGCCGCGCCGTGAACCCTGGCGTCTCCGCCATGGACCAGATGCGGGCCGGCCTGATCGGCTACGACCACGGCGGCCCCGGCGGCGCCAGCGGGCCATCGCCGATCACGGGTCGCGCCCAGGTGGTGCTGGATCGCGATCGGGCCCGCCGCGAGCGGATCGCTGCAACGCCGGCCTACCAGCGGAAGGGGCAGGCGGGCCTCCAGGGCTACGCCAGCAATCCACTGGAGGAGGAGGGCCGCGAGCGCATCGCCAACCAGTTCTGGGAGGCGCCTCTCGGGGGTCACGTTCGCAGAGCGGCCGAGGGCCTGGGCCTCGAGGGCGACCACGCCCGCATGGCCGAGCAAGGCCTCGCCGGCCTGACGGCTGTGGGAATCGGCGTGCCGGCCTTCCTTGCTGCCGTGCAGCAGCTCACTACTCCGGCGGATCAGAACACGATCCCCTTCAACTGAGTCCCAGGCGGCGCGGTCCATACCCTGCCTCCAGAGACACTCAGCCCTTGACGCGCCTTGCTGCATCCCCGCAGGTCATCGGCGCCATCCAGCGACTGAGCGCCACGAGTCCTGCATCCGATCCAGTGGATCAGGTGCAGGACTTTCTGGCGAACTACCAGAGCAAGGGCCTGTCGGCCGAGGCCGCGGCGGCGCGGACCGCAGCGGATCTGGCGGCGGGCAGCAGCCCGTCGGTCTCCAGGCGA